TTCGTCCACGCCAGGGCAGTTTTTGTTTGCGGATGGAACATTGCAAGTTTTGAGTTATTTCCAGCGCGAATTGCAGCGTTCAAGGACCCAGTTTTCAACTGATCATAACCTTACTAGCGGAACGTTTATCGAGATCAATTCCGAAATTAGAAATAGTTTCCTTGTTTGGTCAGGCGGAACTGCTCGATTTTCGACAACGGGTTCATTTAAGTGTGCAGCAAACCAAGCTGCCTCTACAGCCATGGATTTCGATGGCGGCTCTGTAGAACAAGAGGCTATATCTGTTTCCAACAATTCCGGAGCAAGTTCTGCGCCTTGCGCCATCAATGGCGTGAAGACTGGACTTAGCGAAGGGCTGCACTATGCAACCTTGTTTGGCGCACGCGACGTTGGGACTGCTATATGGAGCGGCACAGCTTCTTCTAGTGCGTCAAAATGCAGTTTGACGATCGCAGTGATGGGGTAGTCGAAAATGAAACGTAGCTTGCTTCATGTATGCGCTGCTTTGGCATTCACTCTTCTGTTCGTTGTGCAATCTTTTGCACAATCACAGCCTCCGTCTCCTGGTGGCGCATGGCCATTCGGATTTGTGCCGACGCAAGGACAATGGCAAGCCGCATGGGCAGGCAAGCAAGATTACCTTGGCGGGCTACCCTGCCTGACAATCGGTTGCACATTATCAGGCAAATTGACATTGGCCGCGTCAACCACAGGCGCCGCCGGACTGAATTGCGGCGCGGGTTCTACACCAACATCTCCAGTGAATGGAGACCTTTGGTGCACGACATCCGGGGTATTTGCTCGGATCAATGGATCGACTGTCCCGCTCGGAGGAGGCACTGGCTTTACCGTGCCGCAAGGTGGAACAGGACAAACAACATTTACGGCTAATCTGCCATTGATCGGCAATGGTGCAAGCGCTATTTCTCAAGGCACAGTTACAAGCACCAATGCCTCAACTCTATTCGCAACGGCGAGCGGAATACCTGTGAACGGAAATTGCGCATCGTGGAATAGCGGTAACTTGGTTGACGCCGGTTCGGCGTGTTCCGCCGTTGGCTCCGGAGCCGTGTCCGCCGGATCGGCGAATCAACTTGGATATTATGCCGGTGCCGGAACTACAATTTCCGGTTTGGCGACCGCCAACAATGGTGCATTGATAACGTCTGGTGGAGGCGTTCCGTCTATTTCATCGACATTGCCAAGTGCAGTTCAAGGCAATATCACTGCACTCGGGACTATTGGGACAGGTATTTGGCAAGGCACATTGATTGGCGGGACATATGGCGGAACCGGGGTCAACAATGGCGCTAATACTGTCACGCTGAACGGCGCCAATTTGGCATTGTCACATGGCGACAATCTGACACTTACGACAACTGGGGCAACTAATGTCACGCTGCCGACGAGCGGAAACATTCCCAGTTCTAATGGAACGTCTGGCGGTGTTCCATACTATAATACAACAACGACGATTCAATCGTCTGGTTTGTTGTCGGCAAACAATCCCGTGATTGGCGGCGGTGCCGGCACCGCTCCGGCGTCGGGCACGCGGTCCGGGAATACGACATCGTTTGCGACGACAACTGGATCTCTTACTAACAACAACTGCGCGGCATTCGATGTGTCCGGTAATATCAAGGACTCCGGTCAGGCGTGTGGTGCAGCGGCGGCTGCGCCGGCACTGCTTCTAACGTTGACGGCAAGTACATCATCGTCTTTGACTGATGTAGGCAATTGCGGTCTTGGTGGGTCAGTTGGGTGTTTTACTAATACTTATGCAAATTATCAAATTGTTCTTACGAACATTGTTGCAACAACCCCGTCGACTAACTTGGGGTGTCAAATTCACATTTGGCAGGGCAGTTATCAGACATCAGGCTACATAACGCAATTCGGGGCACAAACCCCGACCACATATATTCCATGTTACTTGGTAGGTGCTACGTCTGGCGCGAATACACTTGGTGCTCCTGGGCTCAACGGGTCGTTTACTGTGAATAATCCATCTGCCGTCGCTAAAGCCGTGTGGAATGGAGTCATGAATACTAACAATGGAACTGTCGGTGCTCCGACAATTTCAGTGAATCCAATGGCGGGTTATTGGAACACTAACGGTGCAATCACAGGCTTCCGTTTGTGTCTAGGGACGGCGGGTGGAACATGTGCAGGAACGATCGCTAGTGGGACCGTAAAAATTTATGGGTTGCCGTGATGTGCAAATGTGGTGGAAAAGGTTTTGTGAAAGTTGCGTTACCGCAAGGCGTTCCGTTTCGGGACCGCGCCACGACACTTCGTATCTGTTCGATATGCAGCGGCGTAGATTCGGAACTGGAAACGGCGCTAAAACCGATCAAAATGACTGTTCAACAATACTTCGAAAGGAGGTTGACGACATGAGAAAACTATACCTAGATCCGGGAACACTTGCAGGCATTGCCGTCATCCTCGCAGTTGCAGTCGTCATGTTTCTGTTTAGTTTATGGGTGCCTGCACATGCAGCTTGGATCAATGTCGCCCAAGAATGGGCTCCGTACATGGATAAGATGACGCCTGGTCAGCAGGGCCGAACCAAGCAATGGTTCAAGGACCAGAAAAGCCCCAACAAAGTCCCTTGCTGCGATCTGGCAGACGGACATCCGACCGACTATGACATCCGAGGAACTGGGTATTGGATTCCCGATCCCATTCATTTGGAATTGCCGCGGCAATGGATCGAAGTTCCGCCAGAAGCGGTCATCCACAATGCTGGCAATCCGGTTGGAGAGGCCGTGGTTTGGTGGACCACGCAAGGCTCAGACATGGTTTATATCCGCTGTTTCGTGCCTGGAGGTGGCGTATGACCCTCGCATCCAACATGATAATGGCTCTGCGCGCCGTTCGTAACGGCGGCCATATCACGCGCGCTGAACAATTCTGGCTCAAATCGGAATTTTATATCACCGACGACAATAAACTAACGATGAAAGGCGAGAGCGAACTCAACAAGGACGACAACTCCCAAAAGGACAAACAGGTATGAACCAAGACCAATTTCTGAGCTGGTTGAGAACCACCCTCTCGGGGGTCGGATATCTCGCCACATCATATGGAATTACCAGCGGCAGCACGGCCGCAACAGTCTCCGGCATCATCATGGCCGCCGCCCCATATGTGTGGGGGTTCTTCGTCCACACCGATGCCGCCAAGCTTCAGGCGGCCGGAGCTGTCCCAGGCGTCAGGCCGGTCGAGGTCACATCATCCGCGGCACCGGACCTGCAACGACTCGCTATCGATGACACTATTCCATCGGTCGTCTTGGCCGCGCCGACCTACGTCCCTCCCACCGCATCAATGAGGCGATGACATGAACTTCCAACTTGTTTGGGCAGCCATTCAACCGTTTCTCACGCAGCTTTTGGCAAGCCCTCAATTCCAAGCCGCGCTGCAAAAAATTCTTTCTGACGTGCTGGCGCGGATCAATGCCGGCGTGCATCCTACCGTTGCGACCAATCAAGCCGCAGGCCAGATCGGCGCGGCGGCGTTGCTGCATCTAACTGGCAATCCCGTGGCTGATTTCTCCGCGTTGTTGGCGGGGCTCAAACCGCCGACCGGAACCCCGACACCGCCGCCGGGGCCTGGGGCATTTACGTCATGACACTTGACCCCACGCAAATTTTGATAGTCGTTCTTATCATCATCCTCGTTTTGGATGCGATCAAGGGCATTGTCACCGATATCCATGTGTGGGGCCTGATCAATGTCCTCGTTGGGAATCAGCGTGCGCCGACCTTTCCGGTTCCTCCCCCTCCTGTTGTGTTTCCTCCTCCTCCTATCCCCGTTCCTGTTCCTGATCCCGGTGCTCCGCCCGTCAAGCCCCCTATTGTCCCAGACAAGCCCCCCCCCCGTCACCCCTCCCATCATCGTCACTCCTCCGGTCACCCCGCCCGTTCCTCCCGCTCCCGGAATTCCCCGGTTTACCAACATTGTCGCCACGTCATTTGCCGGGGCCAGCGACAGCGATTTCAGCAAGCGATCAGCCTATACCGGGAAGACCATCGACAGCGCCAAGCCTGGTGCCGCACTCCCCTATCACTTCCCAGGAACGCCCCCGACAATCCGCGTATTCTGCCGCGGCAAAACCGTCGACTGCCCGATCGTCGACGTGGGCCCATGGAACACGCATGACCCGTACTGGGACGCGGGATCGAGGCCACAAGCCGAAAGCGGCACCGACACCACGGGCCGCCACACGAACCGCGCCGGCCTCGACCTCACACCGGGAGCATGGGCGGCACTCGGCAAAACCGGAAATCTCGATGCGGTCACCGATGTCACGAGCTGGGATTTCGTTAGCGTCCTCGACAAGGGAAACGTGGCGCCTGTTGTTCCCCCACCAGTCGGACCTGGGACGGTAGGCGGCACAGTCCTCCAGCACCAGACGTGGCCTACTCCAGCGGAGTGTCC